CTATCATAATAATTATTAATAAATAAATAATAATACATTTAAATAATTATATATATATATATATAATGTCTTTAATATCGGAAGGATATCCATTGAATGACAAAGTTTCAAAATGGATAAAACAAATGAAAGGAGGATTATCATGTCCTCCACATCCATATTATATGTGTGAAAATGAAAATAACAATAATGATAACAATAATGATTTATCTAACAACAAATTTAATAAAATGGCTGATGCTGAAATGAAAAAGCAGAATCGTAAAGAAGATACAAAAGAAAAGAAAAGATTTCAAAGACAAAAAGAAAATAAAAGACCAAAAGAAAATAGAAGAAAAAATTCTAATGGGGTTTATAAAGCAATTATAACTGCAAGGAATGGTAAAAGGATAACACTGCGTGGTGAAGAGGCAGAAGAACATTATAATTTGATTGATAGAAAAACGGAAGTTGAAAATCTAAAATATATACTTGATAATGAAGTTAGATCTATAATAAAACAAATTTTACCAAACTCTACTAACAAAATAAACAAAAGTAACAATATTTATAAACAAATAGTTAGAAACATAAAAATAGAATTTCCGAGGGATAAATATTATACTAAAGAGGCAATAGATAATTACATAGAAGATTTACCATCTAAAATAGATGAAATTCTTTCTATTAAAGAAGACAAAGAAAAACAAAAGGAAGAAGAAGAAGAAGAAAAACAAAAGGAAGAAGAAGAAGAAGAAAAACAAAAGGAAGAAGAAACTCGAGATGCTAACTTAATTAGTGATTATTTAAATACTATATCTAATGAGGAAAAAAAAAGAATTTTTGACGGAATTTCTGCTAAATTTAATAAACTTCAGTGGGGGGATAAAAGTGGATATGGTGAGAGCAAAACCAGTGGGTTTAATATTCCTAACAAATATATTGTTAGACAATTAAAATTAAAAGGTGGTAAAAGTAAAAAAACTGCTAAACGAAAAAGTGTTAAGAAAAGTATTAAGAAAAGTGTTAAGAAAAGTATTAAGAAAAGTGTTAAGAAAAGTATTAAGAAAAGTGTTAAGAAAAGTAGTAAAAATAAAGACAAGAGACTAGGAAAATATAAACACAAAAATCACACCCATAAAACATTAAAAGCAATGAAAAACTGTTTAAAATAATTTAAATAATATTTAATTATTTTAGTGTTGAATTGCAACCACCGCCTATTTATAATATACTTAAATAATTTTTTATCAAGTCATATTTATAAACTTCAGTTACCACCGGGGTATGAAAAAATAGAAAAAAAAGCAAAACATAACTTTCGAAAAAAAAGAAGAAAGTTTCTCGAAAAGTATATGTGTCAAGATGTTTGTAATTTAATTATTAAAAAAAATGTAAAAATTGATTATTATTTTAATATCTTTTGTAATAAACATTAAAATGACAGAAAATACAAGTTTTCAAAGTTTTCAAAAACCTATTATGAATACAATTGGACGTATGCCGATTAGAACAAATGGGAAATTATCAAATGAACCGAGTTTTCTTGTAGATGAACACCTATACTTATCAACAGAAGACAAAATTAATCAAAGAACGGGAAAGTTAATAGCCTTTACAAAACTTGAAAAAAATAAAGATTATATAACATTTCGGTCGGATTCCCACCTATATCCAGCTTTTTGGGCAGAAGGATCAATTAAAATATCGGATATTGACAAAGATGGTTGGACAAAAAAACCTTATAAAATTAATGGACGCGCGAGTGATAATAGCAAATCTCAGTTATATGCAAGTATAAAGGGTTGGGTATTACGATTAGACGATAGTGAAAACCTTCCGTTTTGGGCAGAATGTAGCTTGCCTCACTTTTTTTCACTCCCGTTGGGAGTAATGCCAATAGAATATCAAGTTTCTTGAAATTCACAACGATATTAGAAATTATAGTTATAAAAAATGATTAATATTTATATGTATTTTTTTATTATCATACAATATAATGTCTGAAACAAAAAAAGCTGATACCGAAATTCCAATTATTAATGAATATCAAAACACTTTTTGTTCCGATTCTATAATTGTTTCCGTTAGTGGAATAATTGGAGCTGGTAAAACAACTCTTTCCAGTTTTTTAGGAAAAGAACTAAATGCAAATATTTTATACGAACCGGTTGAAACAAATGAATATCTTGATAAATTTTACACCGATATGAAAAAATATTCATTTCCAATGCAAATTTATCTTCTTAACCATCGTTTTCAACAACATCAGCAAATGGTATGGTCTAATAAAAATACAGTCCAAGATAGAAGTATTTATGAAGATGTTATCTTTGCTAAAATGTTAAGAGAATCTGGAATGATGGAAGAATTAGATTTTCAAACATATCGACATCTTTATCAAAATATGTCTAACTTTCTTCATCGTCCAGATATTATTGTATATTTAGATGTAGAACCATCAATTGCACTCGAAAGAGTAAAAATGAGATCTCGAGGATGTGAAACTGGTATTACTATTGAATATCTTTCTAATTTAAAAAAAGGATATGAAGAGTGGTTATTGGATGTTGAACCCCGTATTCCCGTCTTGCGCATTAACTGGAATAAATTTCAACCAATGGAAAGTATTGTAAAATTAATTTATAACAAATTAAAAGAAACCAGAAAAGGATTAATTATTTAATATTAATTATTTTTAATTATTTATATAAACACATTACATATTATAGTTTAATTATGGGAAGTTGTTGTTCTATAGAACCCCTTCCTATAGTATCTGATATCTCAAAAAAATCCAATATTAATAAAAAAAAATAGTTTTACAGATGTCACTGTTCTATAAATTCGCAATAATTTAAAATATATCTTAACGGTACGTAGTTAAAATTGGCTCAAACGGAACATATTATATAGTTACTATCCTCTAAATAATCCCATATGCAGTTAAGGACGTGGGCCACCGATAGAGAATTTGTAACGATAACCAAGTTACATAAAAAATAATAGTCCTTTTATTAAGTTACAAGTAAAATAGGTACTTTGTGGCACTATAAGACTTGTTCGCCTTGGCGCTTTACCCGTTAGAATTATCCTAATATAGTAATAACTTTAATGTTATGAATTATTGAGATTTTTGGGATATGTAGTTGAAGCAATAAAAAATACAAAAAATATACACATATTATCTGATTATACAAATAAAAAATGTAATAACAATAATGATGATACAAACACAATATTATACCTATTACAACATACGAATAATGTAAATAGCACAAATAACAGTAATAACTAATTACCAACTATCACAATTTGTAAAATCAATTGTTTTGTTACTGAACGGATTATATATTTTAGAAGTATCACCCATATCAGTTTTTGAAACAATTAATATAAAATTTTTTAGTTTATTTCGACAATCATTAAATTCTTTTATTTTTCCAATAGAGTATTTTGTATCCATTTTATTTTTTCTTTTTGAAAAGCATTCTCCAAGATTAATATTCATATATTTTGCACCAACTGGGTTTCCAGATACAAAAGATATTATTATTTCATTAGGTGTCATTTCAAATGCCGAACCTTTATAAACTTCTTTAGGGTTTCTTTGCTTTTCTATATCTTTTGATAATAACATTCTAACAGCATTTATAACATTTTGCTGTTCAAGTGTTAAGTATATTGAAGACACTCGAGTTGTGGTCATTTTTATTTTTTAATCTATTTTACTTAAGTATTTACACCTAAAAAAGGAGCAGTCATATGATAGTGATATAACAGATGATGTGCATCAATATGTTACGGATGTTGTTTACAATCATCTTGTTCAAGATAAAGAATGTTATAAAATATTTGAAAACGAAGATGAATAAAATATTAAATAAAATACTTAAAGGTTTTATTCTAAAACTAATATATTTAATTAAAAATGTCTGAAAACAATCAAGTAACGAAAAGTATTATTTTTGATTTATTTTATGGCCAACAGGATGTTGTTAGAAGCGGTGGTGGAAAACTTAAATCAAAAATGACACGTAAAACACCATCGCTCGACAAAATTAAAGAAATGGAAAAAAAAGTTAAAGAAAACAAGGCCTTGTTTTCATATTTTGAAAAATTACGAGACCGTAAAAGCAATATTGCTCCCCCGCCTCGTCCAAATTAAAAAACATTTTCTTATATATATATAGATTTTATAGTTAAAAATATGCCCCCAAAACCTAAAAGCAAAAAAACACAGTCTAAAACATCCAAAACTAATGCCAATAAAAGTGTAAATGGTTCAAAAAAGTCATTAATTTCTAAAAAAACAATTGAATTGTTACAATATCGAATACAAGAAGAAGAAAATTCGTCACGCGTTTATTTATCAATGTCGATGTGGTTAGAAAACGAAGGATTTTTAAATGCTAAAAAGTTATGGAAAAAGTTTTCAGTTGAAGAAGTTAAACACGCTGATTGGGCAAGAGAATATTTGTTATCATTTGGTATTTTACCCGAAACACCTGCTTTAAAAAAGGTAAATAGTAATTACAAGGATTTTCCTGATATTATTAAAAAAACATTTGAACACGAAATTCTGATAACACACCAGTTAGAGGAATTAGCAAAACATTCGCGCAGTGTGGGTGATAATATGTTATATACACTGGCTGAAAAATACTTAGCCGAGCAAATCGAAGAGCATAATAAAACTCAAACTTTAATGGACCAACTAAAAAGTTTTGGAACAAATAAAATAGCAATGCGGCTGTTTAATAGTTCCTTAAATAAAAATAATAAATAAAATATTATAAAATAAAAATAATGTCGATATGCAATATGCCATATATAAGATGCTATACTATGAATGAAAAGGTAAATTTAGAATCAATCTTAAGTATAAAAACTGCAGATTATACCCTCATAATAAAGAATTGCAATATAACAACGCGTTTAAAGTAAAAAATGGATATGTATATGTTGATACAGTATATGGCGAATTAGGAGTTACAATTGAAAGTAATTTTGGAAGTATGATACTTGGATGTGAAGTATATTTATCGCATCATATTCCAAACTTAATAGCAAATAAAATAACAGATTCAATAAATGATAAAATAAATGATAAAATTTACATATTTAGCATTGGTAAAAAATATGTAAAAATATCAGATGATTTAATTACACTTACTTTATTTAGAAAATTAGAAAAGAAATTTGTAACAAAAACCCGTTAAAATAATTGAATGTGATAAAAATCCATCATATGATAGTCGGGGAGATTCCTGTATTTTTAAAGTCCGTGCTTTTAGTTATTGGAAAAATTTAATTACAACATAATTTGACTTTATTTTGAACCACTAATGTTAAATAAACTTTTATTAATTTCTGGTAATACATAAATTATTATAAAAAAACCATTAAACATTAAAAGACATATAAAGCGTTTATATTTTAATATAAATACATTAATTTATATTAAAATGACTTCAATAAAAGAAATAACAAAAGATTTATCATTGTTAAGAGACGCCACACATTTAAGCGTTGTTGATTTGGAAAAACAAATTTGTGTTTTAAACGAAGAGGTTTTAAAACTTAATACTAGAATTAAAGCACTTGAAACTAATAGTTTTATAATGCAAAAATATATTCAACAAAGCATTCAAAAAGATGAAAAAACTATAGTATCAACTCATGATAATTAAATTTTTTACATTATAGATAAAATGAAATCGTTTGTTAAGTTGCTTAAATATAAAATATTAAAAAATGGATATACCTCAAATAAGTATAGACTACTAAAACACTATATCAAAATATTTATATCTGGTATAATTTCATCAATTGGTTTAGGATTAAATTCCGTTCCACTTGTTGTGGGTGGTTTGCTAATTTCTCCTTTATTTAATCCAATATCACATATTATTTTATATTTTTTTACAAATAAAAGAAAATCCTTTTTGTTAAATTATAGTCTTTATTTATTACTAGACATTGTCATATTACTTAGCATTGGATACGTAGGTGGGTTTTTGTTTAGTCATTTAAATAAAAAATACACAGTAAATCAATTACCTGGAAAATCAGTTAAACACTTACCAACTCAATTAATTACAGACCAAATGTTTTACAGAACAGGCACTGTCCCAATTATTGCAAACTGTATAGTTTGCTTTTTAGCAGGTATTTTAATGTTAAATACATTTTTAGCAGATGATATAACTTATTTAATAGGAATTTCAATCTGCATATCATTTGTTATTCCAATTGTTAATACAGGAATGTTAACCTATTATGAGGATTACGAATCCGCTCGACAATCGTTTTTAATTTTTATTAGCGGTCTCGCTTTTTTCCTTTTTTCTACTATATTTTTTAGTTTTAGATACATATAGGTATTCTATTTACACCTCTTGGTAAAACCTATTCAAACCTACCACTTTCTCTTAACGATTAAGTAATGATACTTATTATAGATTAACGGTATCAACTTATAAAAATTGACACCGCTGTTAATAAACAGTATTTATTAACATATTACATGTTTTTTATCGGCACCCAAGCGAGTGCCGAAAGCAGTGTGATGCTGAAACCGTTTGTTTGAGTCCAAAAAAGAAAGCGTTTTTGAACAATGGAAAGTAAAATATTTATATGAGATTTCTCCTGTAAAATAACAAAATCATAGTTTATTAAATTTAATATTGCGTGTTAAAAAAAATGTAAAGAAAATGTGTGAAGAACACAGTATGCTTAAATCTTGTTACTATGACAATCCCTTTAACCGTTACAGGTGTTAGAGCCGTGAACGACATTATCGCAGGGTATCTTGAAGCTCCGAACATGTCCGAGTTCGTCATCGACCTCGGAATGAAAGAGGCTTTCAAAATGACAAACTCTTTGAATGGAGAGTTGGTTCACGCTCTGGCTTCCAAGGCAAAGGTGAGATTTGAAGTGAGGCGGGACTGTGGTTTTTACGATGAGATTGAAGCGAACATCGTTGCCAGTTTTCCGGGAAAATTTCTCATATCCCGCAAATGCAACTGTTCGGACAATTGGTCAAATTTTCACATTTGTCAAACCCAATCTGACAATTGGGGGCATTGCAACTGCACTTACTCTGGTGGATGCCAGAATTTGTGTACTGAAGAGACCGCAGTCTTGCGTCCAAAAAATGTTCCTTTTTTTAGAAAATGGATAGTAAAAGATTTATAGGAGATTTTCTCCTGTAAAATAACAAAATCATAGTTTATTAAAGTTAAATAATATTAAGTTTTTAGATTAATATTATTTATTTATTATTTTTATTTAGCGTTTCTTTTCACACGCGTGTAATGTTCACCTTGGCGCTCTGCGCCACGACTTATATCAAAAGGCTCTGCCTTTTGATGTTCGCCTTGGAGCTCTGCCTCACGACTTATATCAAAAGGCTCTGCCTTTTGATGTTCGCATAGTGCGATGGGAATGATTTCCGTGTTTAATTAGTTTTTTCTGATTGGTAAAACCTATTCAAACCTACCCCACTTTCTCTTAACGATTAAGTAATGATACTTATGTTATAGATTAACGGTATCAACTTATAAAAATTGACACCGCTGTTAATAAACAGTATTTATTAACATATTACAGGTTTTTTTATCGGAACCCAAGTGAGTGCCATTATTTATTATAAATAATAATGATTTATGGTAACTTGGTTATCGTTACTTTAATCATAGTCTTAATTTATAATAAGACCAAAAATATATTTGATAATACTATTATTTAACTATTATTTAACTATTATTTAAGTATTATTCAACTATTATTTAACTATTATTTAACTATTATTTAATTATTATTTAGTCTATTTAAGTCATTTAAGTCATTTTAGTTATATTTCTTTAAGTAGTTGGTATAAAGAAAATACTATATTCTTAATATATGAAACGTTATCGGTAATAGGTTTACACCATTGAAAATCTAAAATGGTACAAAAATGGCTTAAATAAAACTATGATTATAATTGTCGCCAAAACTCCATTGGCAATGCCATTAGAGGCTTTGCCTCTAATGGCGTCCCAGGTGTATTCTCGTGGACATTCAGTGGCGTTACTTCGACGTCGGTTTAGCCTACCCGTTAGTCCTTTTAGGATTAACGACACCCAAAATTTACATGGAATTAGGCTGTGTCCAACTTTAAGATTAATTATAAAATCGTCATTTCTGAAATGTACCATCTAACTTGTTAGTTAATCTTCAAAGGTGTAAAGGCAGAAATAGTTAAAAGTTGATTACCCAAACTGGATAAGTAACGATGAAATATTTTTCATGGCAAGTGGTAGAAGTGCCTAAAAAAAGAAACCAACCATCTTTTATAAGATTGTCAAATGGTTTCAAGCCCAATTATAAACCATTAATGGTTTTAGGGTGCTTTTACATCACCGTTTTTTTAAATGAGATTTTTCTCATTTAAATTTCGGTCGGTGTAATAAACAAACTAAACTAAACTATTTGTAAAAAATTGATTTTATAAAAACTACTTAAAGTAAACATAAATAACAGATAACAATGGAAACTCCAACAACGAAATCGACAAAATATTCAGGAAAACCAGTTGATAAGACTGCTGGTAAAATTAAAAAGAAAGAGGTTGAAAAGAAAGCAAAAAAAACAGACCGCACTCTGAAACTTCAAGCAAAAAAACAGATTCGCGTTCAACAGAAAAATGAAAAGAATATTGTTTCGAATATGGTAGAAGTTTTAAGAGACGTTTTCCCATTTTTTATTAATAATGACTATTATCGTAAATATTTTAATATAAATCAGTTTCTTAAATTGGAGATGTTTGATGATTTACAGAAAATAAAGGAAGAATACAAGGGGGATAACGAAATTTTCTTTCCTGTCATCGATATTCTTCTTAAAAAAGTATATTTAATCATTAACCCAAGATTAACAGAAAGTGAATTTATTGCTAATATGTTGGAAACATCACGCGATAAATTCAACGAACTTGTTCTTTTATATATCAAAGGTTAGACTTATAGCTACCATTATTAGTAATTACTTAATAGTATAAAAATAATATAAATAGTAAAAATAAAAGCCTCTTGGTATTCATATTTTATAAATTACTATTTATATTATTTTTAACATGTTCAATAACCTATAAAGAACACCTTTGAATTCAAGGTAATTGGGATTTAAGAGGTGATCAATACATATCATACAATCTTTATGTTAGTCCATGGTTGATGGGAACATCAAAAGGCAAAGCCTTTTGATATAAGTCTTGGCGCTTTGCGCCAAGGCGAACAAGTTTTCCTAAAAGAAATCGAAGAATGGTAATTGGTAATTATATATAAAATATTTACAACATACGATACATAATATATGATGCACCTATGACTATTACTCCAATTTTAATATAAAACTACCCGGTAGCATTGCGAGCATCATCAATAGCCATTTTTAGTGTTTTCCGTTGAGTATTCTTTCTATCATTCTCAATTACTTTATTAATCAGTTTCATAAATCAGTTTCATAAATCAGTTTCATTAATCAGTTTCATTAATTAGTTTCATAAATCAGTTTCATAAATCAGTTTCATTAATTAGTTTCATAAGTTTTTATCATCCATATCTTTATTCGAAACAGATAAATATATAAGTTCATTTAAGCATCCTAAAGAATACATTGTTAAAGACCATACTCTGGAAAATAATTATAATTTTTATTTTTCTCATACCATTTTACAAATTCTTTAAGAATTTTAGTAGCAATTTCTTTACACACTGGACAATCTTGATTACTCATTGAAATAATAAGGTGATTAACAGAAGTTGTATTCCAATCATTAAACTTATACTCTTTTGAGGAATATATATTTGTTAATTTATTAATTCTTTTAATGTCTCCTCTGGTGTTCGGTAACAAGAAATACACATTATAAATAATAAATAAGTGTAAATAACTATTTATAATATGTATTTTCTTTTATCTCGTTTTATTTATAATATTATTTATTATTGTATTATATATAAAATGGGTGGTAAAAATAAAAAAAAGGAAGGAGTTGTTAAAAATGCAAAAGCTCCTAAAAAAACATTAAAGCAAAAGAAAGCAGATGCGGCAGCGGCACTAAAAGCTGGATCTACGCAAAAAGCTGGTGCACCAAAACAGAATACTGTTGTTGTCAAAGAACAAAAATCTAAGTAATATAAAACGATATAGTTCGATATAGATATAGATATAAAAGTTATATTTACACCCTTGAAGATTTAAAACGGAACAAAAATTACTTAAGTAATATAAATGTATCACTTAAGTAATAAATCAAAATGAGATTTAAAAAAGAACTATATAAAAAGGAACAAGAAGAATTAGCGGATAAAATTATTAAAATATTAGACCTTAAAGAAAATAGTATAACTTTATATGACATTGATAATGATGAAGATAAGAAACAAAAAATAAATTCATTAATTCCAGAGGTTAGAAAATATTTTAATTTTTCACATATCAAAGGTGCAAGAGAACCTGAAAAAGTAAAACGACCTTATTTATCATTAGTGAAACACATTACCCGAATAAAATATGAAATAAAAACTACCAATTTTAGGATACAAATAAATAACCATAATTTACAAACAAGAAAATATACTTTTATCCAACTTTTGAATTAATAAAATGACTTAAATCGAAAGGTTATAGTAGGTATGATGAAAAATAGTCATTTTCAAAAATGACTTCAAAAGACAAACCGCCTGATAATTTTAAGACGGTCAAAGTTCCAATAAAATATGTCTTGAAAAACCCTGATATTAACTTACCAAAAATATCCAAAGCAGTTATTACCTGTCATAAACTGGTTATTCATACTTTACAATTTATGAAACTTTATTTATTGAATTATCACAATAAACATAATTCTTTACCAACAATTGATAAAGTGTTCGTGAATTGCTGTATGAAAATATTATGTGAAGAACAAGCAAGGGGGCGACCTCCAAAAGATGAAGTAAGAGTATTAAAAGAAAAACTTACCAAGTTTTACAAAAAACATTATGAACCTTTAACCAAAAAAGAAACATTAACTTATACACATTTGAATACAGTTTTAGATTATTTAACAATTGACATTATTACAATGTATGAGAATAATATTAAATGTCATTATGTGGATTATATTGAAAGGTATGTTAATGTTGTATGGAAAAAGAAGTTTTTAACAGAAAAAATAAGAAAATTAAATATTACCAAGAAAGAAAAGGATAGTAGGATTTATGGATTAAATGCTGATTTAAGAAGAATTAAAAATGATTTACTAAATGTAGAAGACAAAAAATATAAATCAAAATCTTTTTATCATAAATGGATTGAAAATACCAAGAAGTATATTATTCCTGATAAGAAGTTCAAAAAAGATAGTTTATATTATGATTTACAATGTTCGCCTCAAGATTACTTTTCACAGATGGTTTTTATGATGAAAGAAGTTGAAAAAGAAGGATATACTATTCATAATGTTTTTCCATCACGAACGGAGATTATTCCAAAACATATAAAATTAGACACAACAACTTTAGTTCATTTACTATTTACCGATAAACAGGGTAATAAAAGTGATATTTTAACAAAAGGCAATCTTAAACGAAATGAAAACGAAATCTGGAAATTCTTTTTTAGGACTGAAAGAAAATGTTTTCATAAAAAGCATTATACTTTTCACCATATGATAGCAACCGATGGTTTAAGTTGTAGCGTATTATTAACAAGGAATGACTTAATAGGTAAAAAAATAAGACCAAAATCTATTCCTGATAAAGAATTATACATTGATGAACTTAAAACATATTCAAAATTAAGAAATAAAAAGATAGTTGCCATAGACCCTAATTTAAGTGATTTAATATATTGTGTTGATGGAGATGACAGTGAACGAAACTTTTATCGTTATACGCAAAATCAACGGAGAAAAGAAACTAGAAATAATAAATACAGAAATATTATTTTAGGTTATAAAAAAGAAAAGATTGATGGTAAAAGTGTTATTGAATGGGAAACAGAAGTATCACTTTTTAACAGAAAATCATTAGATATTAATGAATACAAAAAATATATTATGAAAAAGAATGAAGTTAATGATAAATTGTTTGAGTTTTATGAAAAATATATTTTTAGGAAGTTAAAGTTAAGTGGATACATTAACAGACTAAAAAGCGAACAGAGACTTATTAACCGTTTTACTAAAATCTTTGGAACACCAGATGATACAATAATAACTATAGGTGATTTCGAACAACGAAAGCATCGTAAGTTCAAAGAACCAGTAAAAGGAAAAGGTTTTCGAACACTTCTTCGTAAAAATGGGTTTCAAGTATTTCTGGTTGATGAGTTTAGAACTAGTTGTAAATGTTCCAATTGCGAAGGAGGTAGTTGTGAAAAGTTTCGAATGGTTGTTAATCCAAAACCTGATAAATATAATCTTGTCTTAAGCTATGGTGCCCTTACTTGTAAAAAGTGTTCGGCATTATGGAATAGAGACGAGAATTCAGCAAGAAACATTTACAAAATAGCATATAATGCTATAAATAAGTTAGAGCGTCCATACTATATGAGCCGTTCCAACAAAAATTTCAGCGACACTTCTTCGGTGGGAAAGAAAAGCCTTTCCACTTATCAGGAAACTGGTAAGATCGCACAGCCACAATTTACACGCTCTGAAACGGGTAAACCTTTTTAATTTAATTTGGATATTTGTTCCGTTTTAAATCTTCAAGGGTGTAAACTAATAAAATTAAGAAAAAATAAATAATGTTGTCAATACTATAAAGAAAAAAATGAATAACAAAGATATTGAATTGGATATTACCCCCGCATCGTCAGTTGACGATGATATGAGGAAGGAAATACTATGGGAAAAACGCGAAGAACAACTAATTGAAAAATGGATTGATGATTGTAAAAATAGAAGTTTAAAACACTCTAAAAAAGCAAAAGAATACAAAATTAAATATTCATGTGTAGGGTTGCCTAGTATTTTAATACCTATAGTTTTAGGTGGGTTATCACCAGTGATTAAGTGTGATACATTTGAATATGGTTTGGTTTTAATGTTTGCGGGGATATTTTCAGGTATTGGGATGTTCTTTAATTTTGGGAAGAAGAATGTTGAACATAATACATGTTCTAATATGTATTTCAAATTAGTAAACGAAGTTGAGGCGGAACTTTCAAAGCCTAAAAAGCATCGTGTTGCATGTGATGTTTATATGGAGAAAGTTAAGAATGAATACAATAGTCTTGTTATTGCATCCCCGGATTTGTAAATAAAAACAATTATAAAACAAATGTTCTACAATTATAATAAGAAAAGATGTCCTCCTGATTTTTGGAGAGGTTTAGCTACAAATTCTCGTTAATAATTCATTATATTGGTTATATAAATATAAACAAAATGGGCATCGTATTATTTGACCAATACACATTATTACATTTTGCAACAGGCGTAATATTTTATTTTTTTAATTTTAGTTTATTAAGTTTTTTTGTGATACACACTGTATTTGAAATAGTAGAGAATACAAAGTATGGTGTTTATTTTATAGACAAATACTTAACATTTTGGCCAGGTAGAAAAGTAAAACCGGATAAGATAATAAATAATATTGGCGATACAATTGGTGCTTTATCTGGGTGGTATTCTGCTAAATTATTGGATGGGTTTTATTCATAATAAATTAGTTTATGTAGAATGTGGGTAATATACTATATAATTTTCCACTTAAATCCTCTGTAAATATCTCCACTTTTACATAGTTTATGGACTGTTTTATGACTTGTTTTGTATTTGCTACAAACAACCTGTATCGATTCATATGTTTCCAGAATTTCATCAGTTGATGGGTCAAGTCTTTGAACTTGCTTTGAACTTGTTAATATTCTGCTTTTCTTTGGTAATTTACCTTCAAATGTTTGTTTTAATTCACTGCTACAATCATCATACATTTTCCAGTAAAAATTATGTGCTTTAATAACAATATTCATAGAGTGTGTAATAGAACAAGCTGGAATATTTAATGTTTTCGCAGCAACAGATTGACTTGAATAAACATTGATAATTTTAGTTTTTGATTGATTTATCTGCGCAACTAATCCAAATCTTTTTGTTTGCTTTTTTTCAATTTCAACGGTTTCTGGTATATCATCTGGAATTTCAGTAGAATTATCTACAAGAAACCAACGAAAGTCTGAGAATAATGTATTATTGTCACAAGCAATTTAATATGATAATCGTGAAGATTTGGGTTATTTAATGACCTTGCTCTTTCCTTTTTCAGTATTTGCCGTCATACAGAAAGCTTTAAAAGTATCTACGGTTAAAAGGATTTGTTCTTTATTATGCCCGCCATGTTCTTGGTCCGTTAGTTGGCGGAGAAAGTTTTTTATTACATAATCGGTGCCAATTTCAAAATTTTTTACTAAAGATTTTTTCGCCGTATCTTTTCTCGTATACCCAGCCCATTTATAAACATCATCTAAATCAACAACAAATTCCCTGTTATTTCTACCATATGTTAGGTATAACTGGAAATTTGTTAAAAAGAGTTGTTGTTCTTCAGTTGAACATTCGTCTTTTAAAATTAATGCTAACTCGTCATCAATTTTGGTTTATGTTTTATGTTCTACGAGAAATTGAGACATTGTTAAGTGGCTATAATATTATTTATAATTCCGTTTATGTCATGTTGTATTAAGGTTTGTTTAAACTTATTTTAATGATTGAAATTAAATTTAAGTTTTATAATAATAAACTAATTTCGCTCACCAACCCGATAACTCTCTGGCGGTAGCGAGTTTTGTATTACATAATCAGTTTTATTTTACTTTAAAAAATAATGTTAATACTGCTTATAAATGTTCTAACTAGGAGACCTCCCATTCCACTTAAAGAGAAGAATGTATATATTTACAGTTAAAATGACGAAGTGTAATAAAAATGGTTGTAAGAAGTCAGCATCTTTTGGAACAATTTATAAAGTTCCTATTCATTGTAAAGACCACAAAGAAAATGATGAGGAAAATGTAAAGAGTAATAGATGCGAATATGAAAATTGTAAAAAAACTCCAAGTTATGGATTAGAAGGAGATAGAGCTATTCATTGTAAATTACACGCAGGTGAAGATGAGATTGATGTTCGTCATAGTTGGTGTAAAGAACGAGGGTGTCGTTCAAGACCTACATTTGGTTTAATTGATGGTAAGGCAAATCATTGTAATATACACGCAAAAGAAAATGAAATTGATTTAAATAACAAAAAAGTTTGTAAAGAAAATGGTTGTTCCAAAAGACCAAGTTATGGACCAGCATCTGGTATATTATTACACTGTTTTGAACATTTTAAAGATGGTGAAGAAAATCAAAAACATAAAAAATGTGAATATAAAGATTGTGGAACAATAGCAGGTTTTGGTATTAAAAAAGCAATTCATTGCTACGAACATAAAAAAGATAACGAAAAGTGCATTACAAATAAAAAATGTGAATATCACAATTGTGATAAAAGACCTATTTATGGAATAAAAGGACAGCCTCCTAAACATTGTTCGGCACACAAAAATGAAAATGAAATTGATTTAAATTCAATCCGATGTAAAGATTGTGGATTATTTACGGTATCTGTAAACCCATATAAATGTTCTTATTGTAAAGATTATTCTGATAAAAGAAAAAAAACAAAAGAAATAAAGATTGTTGATTATTTCAAAGAACAAAAAATGAATTTTATTCACAATAAATCAGTTGGGGCTGAATGTGGCTCATATCGTCCAGATTTACTTTTTGATGCTGGTACACATTTTGTTGTTGTTGAAATTGACGAAGATCAACATAAATCAGTAACTGATAATAGTAGATATGGTAATATATGCGAACGAGTAAGAGAAAATAATATTTTTATTGCTCTTGGATTACCAACTGTTTTTATTCGTTATAATCCAGATTCTTATAAAATAGATGGTAAAACTATTAAAATGTATTCCAAACAAAGATTACCAATATTACAAAATAAAGTAAATCATCATCTTAAAAATATTCCTGAAAAACATATTTCTGCCGAGTTTCTATTTTATGATGATTATGATAAAAAAACAGAAGAATATCAAAGTGTTAATGTGGAACAACTTATTAAATTTCAAAGAGAACTTGGTGTTTAAATAGTAATAAACTAATAATAGAATTTTTAAATAAATTTTATTATTATTTTTTTTAATATTTTTTTTTGATGAAAGAAAGTTTATACAAATTTTCTCGAAGCAAAAAGGATAATATATTTTTTTGTTTGTTTTTTGTTTTTGGAAATATGTGAAGTCTTGAAATATACGAAATATATCGATAAAAACCGATTAATTCGCGTAACCGAGACCTCCCATCGCTTATTCCCCAAAGTTTCCCAAGGGGGCAGACTGTATCTTAAGCAAACTAGGTTGATTAGACCATTATTGTTCACCAATATCCGTTCAGTCGTTGAGACCCTACCATATCCTTATCATTAGCGGACGAAGGTAGTAAGCCTGCGGATTGCCCAATCTTCAACAATATTACCATACCCAGGGTTATTAACTCGGGTTTCATTTACAGTTTCCTGTAAATGATGGTTGTTGAAGCTTAAGGGGTTTCCCGCAACAAGATATTTCGCCTCTTTACTTGTTAGTAAAGCGACTAGCATTAAACTATTTATAATATAAGTTCCAAATAGGTAGAACATTATATTTAGAATGCTTTTAGTGGCGTGAATTTCACCACTCATAATTCTGAGTACATTGTAATTAATAGCGTATACACGGATCTTTGAGCCCTTCGCGGCTTTCTGGGTCAATTGCAACTGAAGGACTGCCGAGTCAATACGGGAGAAGTTGCAAGTTCCAGAGGGCTGGTGCTTTTCGGGTTCAAGCGCGAACGAGTAAACGTTGATACCAGTAGCAGGGATATTAGTGTGGTGCTGGTAAGGCTGGACAAGATTGAAGTAAGAACCAAGGCGTTCCTGGAAACGGTCATGTCCGTTAAGCTGGAGCTTGGCACGAACAACGGGATTGCGCCCAGCATTACGGGGAGCAAGACCAGCGTGGTCAGCACCACCGCCGGCATCATTGGTTCCAAAGTCGGTGGGAGCATCATTATCAGCAAAAGCACCAGGGCCAAACTTGGAGGGGAAGTTTCTGCCAGTATTGAAAAGAGCTTCGATTTCACTGGTAGTTCTATCAATTCCACCGTTCTGAAGATTAGTGGCAACATAAGGGAAGGACATAGCCATATGACCGGCTTCAACGTTGGAGAACACGTTCTGCTGGCAACTGGGAACACTGTCGCCCCAAGAAGTCCAGAGGCAGTCGATATCATAGTCATCAGTGTAATTGGTCCATTGGTTGATATTAGGAGCAACAACGGCATCGCGCTGAACTACAAAAATAATTTCTTTGACAGGGTGATTAAAATTTAATTTTACTTTAACATTTGTATTTACCGTGCTTTCGTCACCAGTGAATTGAAGCTGTTCAATAAGATACTCATGAGAGCTCTGAGCGAAACGACGACGTTCATCGGTATCCAAGTAGATATAATCAATGAAAAGAGTAGCAGACTGAAGAGAAGGAACACAGAAGAGCTGGTCGCAAGAACCACCAGTAAGCTGGATACCACAAGAGTTCTGTTCTCCACAATCGGGAGCACAGGCCACATAGCAATCCTGCTTGTTGCGGAGTTCGAGGTTAATACGAACTTCGTGATATTGTAGCGCAATTAAAGGTAGCGCAAGACCGGGATTTCTACAACGATTGAACCCCCCCTCTCGGGGAATTTCACGGTATTAACACTAAAAATGTTAATACCAGGGACTAGACTATATCTTAAGCCATCACAGAAGTTGATTAGACTTCTCCGACCCACTAGCATTTAGTCGTTGAACCTTCCTCATATCCTTATCTTAGCGGACTTAGAGGCTTGGCTGCGGATTTTCCATTTCAACTTTTATTAAAAAGTTTCATCTGAGGACTTTTTACCATACCCGAGTTTAAATCTCTCGGAACAATTAATATTTCTACTAATTGTTGGTATCCCATTCAAATACATAAAATAGTTTATTACTTTTCATACTATTTTCATCCCAAGTTAATGGTTGAAAGTTTGTATAATGAAAACACTTTTTTTGTTGTTCAACATCAGTTAAGTCAAAAGAGGCACAATGAAGTATATGGTCTAAAACGAAGTTTCGTTTTTCCCACGACATATCATCTCTAAAATTAGATTCAATATGTTTCTTGAATGTGTTAATATCACATCCAAGTAATTCCATTGTTTTAAAATACTTTTTAGTATTTTTTGCCTTTAGGACTTTTCTAACTCTGGCTCTTAATCGGTCTTTCATAAGATAATTAGGGTCTGTTTCCCTTTTATTCTTACGATATTGACTATATCGTTTTTTATAAGCTTCGTTTGTTCGGCGATAAGTATTTACTTTATCTTGCCTACATCGCTTACATTGATTTCGATATTTACCAGTGTTTTTTCTTAATTGGAAGTTATCCAATGTTTGTTCTGTTGAACACTTTATACAAGTTTTTGTTTTCATTTTTGTAATAATATATTACTATATTAGTTTTTAAATGTTTTTCAGTTTTAGGAGTTTCCCGCAATTTGGGAGTGTCGCAAATTTATCCAAGGATAAATTCACTAGCAACTATATTTACCCAAAACCAGTTATTATAACTAGTTTTCAAACAAGTTCTAATAACTTGCTTGTTGAAAGGTAAATGGAATATTAACCAGATTTTCTTTAGACATATCCATATAGTCTAAAGTGGGGTTGCTTTTCAGGTCAAGTGTGTTTAACCAGAATTGTAGAGGAATGTAAAGAGTGGTGGCTTCAGTCTTGTTAAGACCAGTACCAGTCAAATGAACGGTGTTACCAACCATATTGTCATACCCAACCTGGAGACCAGGCTGCTGGGTCAATTCGTTCCAAATGGTAAGCCAGTCACCATACTGCTTGTCGATTTGCTGACCACCAATATCAACGGTAACGTATTTAATAAGACAATGGCCAACATAGTTAACCCATCTAAAGCAAACAGATGTAGAAGTGGGGCATACAACTTCAGGAAGGGTTACCTGGAGGTAAATTCGAGAAATTAAATCACCGTTTCTAGAAATCGTGGCGGTAACACGTTTTCCGAAATCAGGAGAACCAGAAAAGGTCTGTTCAACACTTTCCATGGCGAAGTTAGTGTGACGCCTGTACACTACTTTGAAGAAGGTAATTTGCGGGTTTCCTGTAAGGTACACATCTTGTGCCCCATAAGCTACTAATTGCATAAGTCCTCCCGCCATTTTAAGTTTTCAGTTATATAATATTGACAAAGAAAAAAATTTGAAATATAAAAACATCCGAATTTTGGTTTTTTAACCTTTATCAAAATATTAACTAATATTTTGATAACTGTTTATTGCCTTTGGCTACAATTCCTTTAAGTCTCTTATGTTTTCCTTAATCATCTGATGGCTTAAGAACAATTCCCGCGTTTAATAACCACCTCATTAAATTTCTTAAATTTCTTAGATTTCTTAAGATTTCTTAAATTTCTTAAGATTTCTTAAATTTCTTAGATTTCTTAAGATTTCTTAAGCTTTCTTAGATTTCTTAGATTTTTAAAATAGTTTTTTTATTACATAATATTCTATTAAAAAATATGGAAATAAATATATCATCGCATTCATATTCATAAATGATAATAAAAAAGAAATTATTAAAACCACAATACTTGAGTGTCGAATGTATCGATTGTCACTTGTAAATAAATATATTCGAAATAGTAAAAATAAACACAATATTATTATCATTACCTTTCCAAAAGGACAAATGTAACTGCCATATTCTCCTTTTCCAACAGGGTGTTTCAAAAAATCTAATACACCTGTATTTTTTTCATTTCCCTGTTCTAAACAAATAAATATTTCTAATGGATGCTTCACATAATACCTTGTTTTCATAAACAAAAAAGTATAACAAAGATATATTATTTCAAAAAAAGTTAATATAACAAATATATTCATATATTATAAATATTTTATTTATGTTTTACCTGTTAGTAATCGACCAACCGTCATACCCAATATACACCCTGCTACTATCCCTACCGTATTCAACCATATTAGCGAGGCATCTTCATCAAAATCAAATATATCCTTTGCCATAATACTAATAAAACTACCAATTGTAACTCCCAATAAATCACTATATGTATTACTCCACGCACTTTTTGTTAATAAACCACCTGGTAAATATTTTTGTAATACATCTAACCCCATCCACAATCCAAAATTATCTAAAAACCCAAATATTAAACCAAAAACCAGCCCAACCATAATATCCTTTAGTGGTGAGAGACTTCCTTTGTTTACAAATTCTAATACACTAAATTGTGGTTTATTCTTTTTCTGTCGCGTATATATATTTATTTTGTATTATAAATAAAACATACCAAAAAATAATACTAAACTTGTTAATATAAAAATAATTACAGGTGACATTTTATTAAATAATCAAATATACATATAACTATTTTTTCTTTTTACTTAAATTACATTTACGACATAACCATTGTAAAACAGCATGTTGCTGGTGATATGTTTGCCATCGTTGTTTAAATCGATTATCCCTTTTTTTAAACTTTCTCCCACATTTATGGTGGTAATCAAATTCGGTTGGAATATCTTTATTAATTGGTCTTTCCAAAAAATCTTTTGTTAGTTTAAGAAAAGATGGATCTTTATGGTCCGCTTGAAGCTTTAAACGTAAATGGCTCTCTGCGCCAAGGCGAACATCAAAAGGCTTTTCCTTTTGATATAAGTCGTGGCTCTCTGCGCCAAGGCGAACATCCTTGCATTCAACACACTCTGCTCCAAAACTATTTATTTTTTTCCATAATAAAATCTGACGATGAATAGATTGTCGAAATGATGACTGTAAAGGATCGTCCTCTTTGCGTTTTTGACTAGAACCCTTGCGCCAAGAAACAGTTAGCCATCGAGCAAAATTATTTACCATAACTTGTAATATCAATGCTTTATTTAACTTGGATCTGGTTACCCGAAATGCTTTTATTGTATCAAGTTTATCTAGCCATTGGTCCTGTGCCATCATTATTTCCAACAAATCAACAAATGCTTCATGTTCGCGGTTAATAGTGCGATGAACATGTTTCTGTAATAATTCTCTAATTTTTTGTTCTTGCTCTTTAATACTTATTTTTTTATCTTCCAATATTCCAATATTTTTTGTTTTTTCCATCTTTTATTATTTATAATATTAAATTGTTTTAAGTATTTATCGTGATAATAGCTCATCTACAATTTCATAAATTTGTCATTTACTTAATTTCTTCTAACGTATATCCAAAAATAAAGAAGATTAGTTTCCATGTTTCCAGCATAAGTTCCAGATAGATTGTAAATACAAATATACTTAAAATTAGAATCTGCAAAATTCTTATATTGCCATGCCTTTTGTAATGTTTTAACACATGTATCACTTTGTTCGCCTTGGCGCAAAGCGCCATGACTTATATCAAAAAGGTAAAGCCTTTTGATGTTCGCCTTGGCGCTTTGCGCCATGACTCCGGTCTTTTCCCTAGGACTCCATAATCCCGAGAACTTTTTCATTCTTTTTGTTATTATCAACAGTTATCATTTAAAGCTTTGTGTATTTATCATAAAGAATATTCATATTTTAATCATTTTTTGTTAAAAAATGATTAAAATATATTTTTATTATGAAATAATCCTTATAAATATGAACACACTTGGTCAAAAAAGTAAAAAAATTGTTTTAATTGACGATGGTTGTGTTGGAAAAACAAGTTATGTTAGTTGATTGAGAAAAGGTTCTTTTGAAAGGAAATACATCCCAACTATGGGAGTAGAAGTTAATCCTGTAAATTATTGAGAAACTAATAATCTAAATGACATTTTTAATATATGTGACTGTGCCTGTCAAGAAAAATATGGATATTGAAAAGGCGCTTCTGGAGCTATTGTAATGTTTAATATTACAAATAAACTATCATTTGAAGAACTTTTCATTATTAGATTGAAAATATTAATAAAATGGTTATGGATATTCGCATTGTAATATGTGGAAATAAGGACGATCTTAAATATTATTCTAAAATTAAAAAAAACAAATATCGAAAACCTTAAGTATCAATATCCAGAACCATGATATTAATATCGAAAAACCAATTCAGTTTTTAAAAGAAAAATTATCATTACCATTTTACAAGTCAAACTTATAAACTTACTTTTTGAGTTTTTCAATACCAGAAACATGCTTCTTCCAATATTTATGTATTAGTATTACAGATATAGTTCCAAGTATTATACCAACCGCATCAATTGCCGGATGGTCTAATATTTTATATGTTTCGTTTAAATGATAACGAATAATGGTGGCAACAAATAACGCCATTGCTGCTGCTATTCCGCCCGTTAATAGTTCCGATGAAACCTCATCAACAACACCTGTTTTTTTTAGTTTTTCTTCAAATGTTTTTATTGTAAATAAAAGAAAAGTAGCATTTATTACTCCAAAAATAAATTTACTAACAACTGATATTAATAATAATTTTTCATTTTACTATATTTTAGTATATTTTACTATATTTTACTATATTTTACTATATTTTAGTATATTTTACTATATTTTACTATATTTTAGTATATTTACTGTATCTTACTATATTTTAGTATATTTTACTATATTTTACTATATTTTACTATATTTTACTATATTTTACTATATTTTACTATATTTTAGTATATTTTACTGTATCTTACTATATTTTACTATATTTTACTATATTTTACTATATTTTACTATATTTTACTATATTTTACTATATTTTACTATATTTTACTATATTTTACTATATTTTAGTGTATTTTACTGTATCTTACTATATTTTATTATAATTAATTATTACATGGAAAAGGAGAACTTGTAACTGTAATTCCACAGTAAGACTGTGGGTTGGCAGAAAAATCAATACATTTATAAATTCCTTTACCTTGACATTCTTTTAATACAAACTTAAAGTTATCCCAAAATTCCGGAGTGTGATTAACAGATACTGTCATAATATGTGATATTTCATGTAATGCTACAAATAATAATACATTTTTATCAACAAACTTATTTGTCCCGTCCTTTGACCTTAAACATAATACTATTTTTTCACCTTTGTTAATGGAATATGATGTTTGACTACCATATCCATCTGATTCTTGGATAGTAGTATATGGAAATTTAGCAATTAGTCTTTTTACTCTTTCATCATCGGGATTAGAGCTTTCTAAAATTTTACAAACTTGTTTTAAGGTATTATGGGTTTCTGCTAACATATTGGCAGCTTGCTCTTTATCGTCAAGTTTTCGAACCCGATAGCTGATATCATTAATTGATGACTTAACAGATGTCATGTTGTCTAAAGACTTTTCTGCTTGAATTAAAAATATAAATATCACAACAATTGCTGTAATTGTTAAAACTATATTTGTTTGTTTCATATTTTTATTTATACTATTAAATATTTAATTTATTATTTTGCAATACAATTATCTAACTATTTGGATTATCTACCACGACATTCACTTTTCATTGGTATCTTCAATATAATTATCGTCGATAAACTTTTGAATTGTATTGTGATACGACGGATATCCATAAAATGTAGAATCGTTATAATAAGGACTTGACCTTAAATGAAAAACCCGTGTTTGTAACATTTCTTTTTCATTTAAAAAATCATAATCGCACCTAACTTTACGGCAGTTTTGCCGAGGGTTCATTTCTCCCATATAAAAAAAGCATTCAACACAATGAAACATTGGGGGGAGACTTGGTATTTTTTCCTTAAAATTACCCAATGTTTCTTCCAAGTCTTCAAAATGTTCGTCGCATTCCAGGTTTAAATCGTCTTTCTTTTCGCCAGTCGCTTGCTTTTGATGCTCAACTTGTTGAGCGTCATTCGCTTGCTTTTGATGCTCAACTTGTTGAGCGTCATTCGCTTCATCATCTTCTGGTTGAGATTCTTCATTTTTTACTTTTTTGTAATTTAGTTGTAACGATGGTTGCTTTTTAATACGGCGTTTTCTAACACAAATTTTTAATGGAGATGAATCATCAGGATAATAAAAACTTGTTACGTTTTTATTATCTGGTTGTGATAAGGGTTGATTTTCAATACACCGTTTTCTAACACGGCGTTTCAATGGCAATATTGTATTATTCTTCTGATTTGAACTCATTATTTGTTTTTAGTATATCTAATAGAGGCTGGGTCCAAATAATCAATTTCTTTAGTAAACATGTAAATGTCGGTTACCTTGCTGGTATTATTCCATATTTTCATTACACAGTTTGATATTTTAGGACTAATGGAAATACCTGTGAGCGAAGACATATTTTTAGAGTTTACGGTAAGCGAATTTCCTACTAAACCAGCTGTTAATTTTTTCCAAACATCGTTAGAATTTCGTTTTGGAACTTTAAAAGACCAAAATCCACCGTTAGAGTTTCCTGGGTCTTCCCACATTGGCAATATTCCTTCTTTCATAATAAAAAACATTCCAGCTGTAAAATTATTATCAAGAGCGTTAAAAACACCCCATAGTTGAACAGCATTTTTAATTACTTTTCCGGGAATGTCCTCACATAAATTAATATAACTTTCTTTACTCCAAGATTTTTCTACAACGGAATGATACCATAGAACGTACCCGCATTCAAATGTCATTTTTTCGCTTAATTCTTTAATTTCGTTTAAGTTTTTAGTTTCTTCTGTCATTACGATAGTGTTACTTATATTCAATATATCCTTTATATCTATAAATAAAAAATCGATATTTTTATTAAATCTATTTAAAACAGATAGAATATATAACAAAATGGCAACTAAAGGACTAACAATAAACGATATTAATTCAGAAGAATCCGATTCTTCTCCGGATTATGAACCGGGACAATCTGATAATGAGTCTAATGATAATTCATCGGATTCTGAAGATTCTGACGATTCTAATCAAACAGATAACATGTCTTCCGACGAAGAAGTTGAAGATAAACCAGTTAAAAAGGTTGAAGATAAACCAGTTAAAAAGGTTGAAGATAAACCAGTTAAAAAGGTTGAAGATAAACCAGTTAAAAAGGTTGAAGATAAACCAGTTAAAAAGGTTGAAGATAAACCAGATGATTTAATCTTTGAAAATACCGAACAAGACGAAGATGGGTTAGACGATTTTGAGGTTCCGAGTGAAGAAATGCTTACTATAAGTAAAGACTTACCTGAAAAGAAAACCGGTGTTTTACATAACCATCCTCCTTCTCTTATTTCAAGAAAATCATTTCCATTTTGCTTTTGGTATATTAACCAGGCTGATGAAAAAGAACAGGAGGAATTAATACAAATTACAAAAAATGTAATTGATAAACTATTTAAAATTGAAAATATTGAGGTTTATTTAATAGAAGGGATCAAGGAAAAAGATAGACTTAGAGTTATATGCCCTGATGTATATGTTGATGTAATAAGCGCAAAGGATATTAGATCCCTTATACTTAGAGATTTGGGATATAAAACATTTTCAAATATTATACCAGTATTAATATACGAGGTTTCTGTATTACCTACCATTTTTTTACCCAGATTGTGGGATATGGGGTTAAAAAAATGGGAATCTTATCAGCATTATTCGTGTTTAAACAAAAAGGATTTAAAAACCGAGCAATTAGAAAAATTTATGATTACTTGGTCTCAAGAAAATGATAAAGAATTAACAGAGTTGTCTGATGATTATGTGGCGTTTTTAACATTGCGAAAAAGTGAAAATGGAGATACCCAAACATATGTTTTGGAAGACGAAGAATTAGTAACTGTTAGTATTGGTGATTCTGAAATATCAGATGAAATTAAAAAAGAAGTTGGAAACAATTTAGATAAGTGTGTAGAGTGGTTTAAAAAATATCACCCTGACTCTGGAATCCGAATGATAAAAAGATTAGGGAATGATGTATTTTTACTTGATTTTACAAAATCTAAACAAAAATGTAGATTATGTAACTTAGTACATTTATCAAATAGACAGTATTTAACATATTCTGTAAAAAGCGAAAAGGCTTTTTATCATTGTCATGACAGCGATGCTTCTAATAAGAAACACGTTATTTCGTTTAAGAAACAAAAACGTGGTTCGTCTATTGTATCAGCCGTGTAAATAATATTTAATAGTTTGTTATTTTGAAATAAAAATTAAAATAATCATATAAAG